CATGTCGATATCACTTGAAGAATACAAATTGCGAAATCCCGCAATTTTCAATGGTTACAGCCTTTGTATTTTCGCTACGACTTCGACGTCGTTTTCGTTGAGCAACACCTTGCCACCATCTTCAGCGTCATAATCTACGCGGAATTTAAATCTGATTCGCTTCAGGATGCTTCCATTTTCCTGTCTTTCAGGAAACAGGTCAATCCTTTCAATAAGTGTATATAAAAACTCTTTTCTCTCCAAGTCGGTCATTTCTTCAAACATTTCATCGAATTGGAGAAGAACCTTGCAGAGCTGCTTTGATGTCAGGTTCTCATCATAGGCTCCGGATATCTTATCAGTCACATCATCGATCTTTTCTTCCAGGTCAGCGATCCTGTCATAAAGTGTATCCAGACGGTCTTGCATGTCCTGATACTTTCGATCGTAATGTCTGTCAGTCACATCCAGTCTATCCAGCTGCTGCATCAGCTTATCCTTTGCACCTGTCGCCTGAACCAGCTGAGTCCTGAGACCTTCACGCTCTGCTTCAAAGCTTGATACATCCACCTTCTCATCCAGCTTGCCTCTGATGAAAGCTTCAAACTGTTCATCATTCACCATGTCGTGAATAACACCAATTATTTCGGCATCTGTATCAATCTGGTTTAGCGAAGGTTTGAAATCACATTTCTTACCAGTGCTTTCAATTCGCTTTCGGTGTAAACATCGATAGTAGAATGTGGAATTCACCTTGCCGCTTGGATACTTCTTCCGTCGAACTGTTCCGGCAAGAGAAGCTCCGCAGATCGGGCATTTCAGGATACCTGCCAGAAGATGTTCATGGTCAAGATCATGAATCTTATTCCATTTGACACCGGTCTCTTTTCGCTTCTCACGAGCTTTGTTCCAAGTATCTTCATCTATGATAGCATCATGTCTTCCATCAGCGACAAGATAATCATCCTGCTTAACTCTACGATATTGATCTCTTGTTCCTTTGACTTTTTCTGTGGCACTCTTACCATATACGATCTTACCAACATAGACTGGATTATCAAGTATCTTCATGATATGGCTACGAGTAAAATAACTCACTTCAAAGTCACGGCTCGTATTTTTCGTATAACCATGATCATTCAGATAATTGCTGATTGAGTCCGCGCCCATATCAGAATTGATGAATTTATCGAAGATAACCTTAACGATCTCAGCTTCCTTCGGATCAACAACCAGTTCGCCTTTTTCTCTATCCAGGCGATATCCAAATGGGGCCAAGCCTCCGTTCCACTTACCCTCTCTGGCCTTCTGCTTCCGACCTTCCATTGTCTGAACAAGAATGTTCTCACGCTCAATCTCTGCAACAGCGGAGAGAACGGTGATGGTAAGCTTACCAGAATCCTTGGAAGAATCGATGCCATCCTCAACGCAGATCAGATTCACTCCGTAATCCTGAATATATTGAAGAGAGTTCAATACATCCGCAGCATTTCTTCCAAATCGTGAAAGCTTGAAAACCAGTATGTATGATACTCCGTCTCTGTCATCAGCGATATCCCGAAGCATCTGCGTAAACTCAGGACGACCGGTTATGTTCTTTCCGGATCTTCCTGCATCGCAATACTCCCTGACGACCTCCATTCCCTGATAATCAGCAAACTTGTTAAGTCGCTCTCTCTGAGCTTCCAGACTGTATCCTTCTACCTGCATGGAAGTGGAGACGCGGATATATATGTAGCATTTCTGCTGCTTCTTTTTCTTCTTTTCTGTCATACCGCATCCTCCCTGTACTCGACATCCTGCTCCATCAAATCATAGAACTTCAGTGCCTCCATGATCAGCAGTTCTTTTTCTTTTGTGCACTTCGGCACATGGTTCTTATTCTTCTCTGGTTTATTATATGCTTTTCCGATCTCCAGTCCGTACTTTCTCTTGATTTGTGCGATGTAAAGAGTTGGAACCTTGACGTTATATTTCTCAAGAATATACGCCTTAATATTGGCATATGTTCCTTTTTGTACAATCACCTTCTGACTACCGTCAGCTTGTTTCTTCATGATGATATTGCCTTTGTCCGGCAGATCAATATCTATATCAGCGCAATCAAGCTTGAAAGATATTGTATCTTCTGGCTTAGAAGTCTTAACCAGTGGCTTTCCATCAAATACCATCGGAAATTTGAAGGATATGCTTTTTATAATCTTGCCGTCTGTCCTATCCTCCGGAAAAAGCTCAATTTCATCAACAAATGCCTGGAACATTTCCTTCCGCTCTTCCTCCGACATTTCCTCATACATAAGAGGCAGGTTCTCTATAAATGTCATAATCTGAACTGTCGAATCCGCCTTTTGTTTCAGTGCCTCAAGCTTTTTCTTGGTAGCGATAACATCTGTTTCCAAATCATCAATTCGATCATATATGCTGTCGAGCTTATCAGATGTTTCTTCGTATTTCTTGTCATAATCCTTACCAAGAGGATTCAGCCCATCAAGCTTTTCACCAAGCCGGTCTTTGGTCAGCTCCGCTTCCCTAAGCTCCTTACGAAGATCCTGGAGCCGCTTTTCTGTCTTATCAATATTCCCCTGATCACCCAAGGCCACCTGCAAAGCATCTTGGAATTCCTTGTATGTCTGGAGCTTTTGCAGGATCTTCATGACCAAACCATCTATGATTTCCTGATTTAAGCTCTGATCGAAAGGACACGTTTTCCCGTTTTGTCTTGTATTATACCGGCACTTATAGTAATAAATCGGCTTATAGTATCCATCACCTTTCAGGTTCTTCGTTCTACTAATCATCCCGGTGAGTCCCTTACCGCAGATTGGACATTTCACAATTCCCGAAAGCAGGTGCACATGGCCACCGTCTTCTGCCTTTTTGTAGCGTCCGGCGATTTCAGTTCTCTTTGCATGAACGCTATCCCACACTTCAGGCGAAACAACAATCTCATGCTTACCCTCAGCCATGATAATATTATCCTCATCCAGCTTTATGGTCTTTCCATCCCTGTCCTTCTTATTGGTTCTTCTGTTGTAATAAACTCTTCCACAATAAAATGGATTATCCAGGATTCTTGATACAAACTCATAAGTGAATGGCTTCTGCTCTCCTTTTCCAGAGATACGAACCAGATTGCTTTTGTTCAACTCATGTGCCACAGCAGAAGCTGACATGTTTTCCTGCTGATATAGCTCATATATCTTTCGGATCACTTCTGCTTCAGGCGGAACCAGAACCAATTCATGGTTAACGTTCTTATAACCATAAGGAACTGCACCACCAGTCCATCCGCCTTCAAGCATCTTTTGTATTTTTCCGGCCATAAACTGAACAGTAATATTTTCTCTTTCCATTTCAGCAACTGCAGAGAGAATAGCCAGTGTCAATCTGCCACCCTGTGTAGATGAATCAATAGATTCCTCGACACTCACAAGATCAATACCAAAGTCTTCGAGAAGCTGTATCGACTTCAGAATATCAGCTGCATTTCTTCCGAAACGTGACAACTTGAAGACCAGAACAAATGAAATATCATCCTTCTGGCTCTTGATATCAGTCATCATCTGTCGGAATGCTGGACGACCTTTTATATTCTTGCCGGATTTGCCGGCGTCACAATAGCTTCCGACAATCTGCAGTTCCCTATATTCCGCATATGCCTTAAGGCTTTCTTCCTGTGCATCAAGGCTATACCCTTCAGTTTGAGCGGCGGTGGAGACTCTTGTGTAGATATAGCATTTCTTCAATGATCTCCGCTCCTTTCTTTGGGTGTTGCTCTTTGTCACACAGTAGTTCCTTGTTTGATAATATACCACGGTATCGGCAGATTTTCAATATGGTTTTCAAATGAAAAACCGGCAATAGGAATCCTCCCACTGCCGATTTCTCATCACGCTTGAATATGATTTACTCTGCAACTGTATCTTCTGATTCTTTGTTTGCTTCCAATCGTTCTTTCTCTTCAATCTTTGCAAGGACCTTTTTACCATACTTTTGTATCATACGCGCCATGAACTCAGCAGCGATAATCATATTCTGTCTAGATTTTTCATCGTCTTCCGGCATACATACTTCGATACCGTTTTTCATGAAAGTTGTCATTCGTGGCACCTCCAGGAATCAAAGTGAGGTTCTTCCCTCCTATCTTCCTAAGCGCCTTTTGGAATTGATTTTCCGGTCAGAAGGCAAAAAAATAAACGGCCAGCAGAGAACAATTTCCACCAGCCGTCATTCTTAAATCCTGCGGACAAAATCCAACGAGATCCATCCTATTCCGCTCTTCAGCCTACCCCATCCGGCAGAGCTGCCTTTACCACTTCTCA